TTTACCTTTACCCATACCATAGAAAAGACCCAAATTGATCGTTTTAGCCTGTGTTCTAGGTATATCAGCCATATCTGCTACAGTCTGGTGAAAGTCTGCGCTAGAGTCGTTTGTATAAGCATCTATTACATCATATACAGACGGTAATTTGTACAAAGAAGCATAATGCACTACCAACCTAGGCTCTTGCTGAGAATAGTCAAAACAACCCCATGTATGGCCTTCCTCGGGTATAAATAATGACCTTATCTTAGGTCCAAGGTCTTTGTTTCTGGCTGGAATCTGCTGAAGGTTAGGATTCTGATAAGAAAACCTTCCTGTAACCGTACCACCTCCTGCATTTCTTAACTGATTTATTTCTGCATGGATTCTACCTTTGTGTTCATAACTTATAATAGAATCTAAAAAAGTTGTGTGTGCTTTGTTGATCTCTCTTGCCTGCGCAATCATATTTACAACAGGGTGCTCGTGTTCTTGTAAAAAGTTTTTTGTAAAAGAAGGTGCCTCTGTCTTATCTGTTCTTGGATATTCTAATCTCAACATATCAAAAACCTCTGCAACAGATCTTGCGGCCCAGATTTGAGTATCAATATTAGTCTCCATTTTTATTTTATGTAGAAGGTTTTGTTCTGCTTTCTTAAATTCTTTTTTCATTTTGTGTGCACGTTCTACATCTACACGCACACCTTTGAATCTCATGTCAACAAGACATGGAAACAGATCAGACTCCAGATCAAATATATCTTCCAGGTCCTGGTTAATAATTTCTTTTTTCATTTCTTGCCAAAGACCAAGGGTTACTTCAGCATCACGTTCAGCGTACGCACCAACATGCATTGATGGTAGTTTGTACATTTCTGATTTAGGATTGATTCCCCATTCTGCTGCAGCTTCTGCAAGTGCGGATTCGTTCTTACCATAACCAAGATAGTGCCATGATAAACTATTTAAATCATACCTAAATCTATTTTCATTAGTGACAGCTGCCGCTATCATTGTGCAGGCTATGTTACCATTTATTTTAAAGCCTAATGCTCTTAACCAACAGACATCATAAATAGCATTGTGAAAAACTTTTGTTGAAGGTGCTTCAAGTACATCTTTCAACCAAGATAAAACTTTAGCTCTGTCCATGTTACCACCACCTTCGTGAGCAATTGGAAAGTAGCCTTTGTAATGACTGGTCGCAACTGCAATACCTATAACATCACCATTACCAATAACAGAACCAGATCCTTTTTTAATTAGGTCAGGGTCTTTTGTTTCTAAGTCAATTGCTATTTCATCTACATGACGTAGGTCAGGAAATTCAGTTGGTTTTAACCATTCGGTAGGTGCCTCAAATCTAGGTATCTTCATTCGTCTTCTTCCTCCCTTAGTTTTTTCTCTTCTTCAAAACCTTCCATTAGTTCTTCATGCAGAGTTTTTTCTTTTTTAAATATTTCATCGAAACGTTTACGATACGTATCGTTAGATGGTCTTGACCTTCCGTCAAACTTTTCTTTTTTCATAAATATATTTATCTTCTATTAGTTTATTTAACTTATCTTTATTACTAAAAGCATACAAAGATGCATGTCGGTCTTTCGGAAATATTTCCCAACTAACTAATCTTGGATAAATTTCTAGATCAAACTTATATTTTTTATCCACTACAATAGTTTTATTTATTTTTGCTTTTGCCGGCATTTGTATCCTTTATCTTTTTAATTTCTAGTTCACAGTAGTGTTTGATCTTCTCTAAATCTTCTATACCATTCTTGTGTAAATATCTACAAACATATTTCACAACGTTGCCCTGAAAAAATGATAAATTATTTTTTGAAATAAATTCGTAGGGTTGAATATAAAAATCCTTGTAGTGAGATCCTCCAATTTGCTTATCTTGTGGAAATGCTTCTTTAAATAAGTCCTTCGACGTCATAACCTTGATCCTCCTTTTTTGCTGACATGACATAAAGATTTTGTTTTGTACGTGTTACTCCAACATACCAAACTCTATGTTCTTCATCTTGTTTTTCCGGACTCTTTTCTACAGAGTCTCTGATTGTTTTAGTATTATCTAACATTAACAATACATTGTCAGCTTCTCCACCTTTTGCTGAGTGTATTGTAGATAATTTTATTCTAGGAGGTTTGTTTAATTCCTCTCCATTACTTAACATTTCCCTTATGTATAAACATTCTTCATAGTCTGATTGAAACACATCATACCAGGGTGTGTCTTTACTAAATCCAAATTCTGTTAAATCATACATTCTTTCTTCTGTAATTTCTGTATCTGTTCCAGTATATTCAAATATATCTTTTACTTCTGCTAAAGATAAGTCATCTCCTTTGGTCCAACGAGTATAATTTAAAATTGTTTTAAACAAAGTTATCTTATAACTTTTACGATCCTGAAACTCAAAATAAATACCACGTTCTTTTAATGTAGGTTTAAGTCTATTTAATTTATCATTGTATCTTGCTAGTACTAACCATGTCCCCTGATCAAGTGGTGCATCTTCTGTGCTATAGATATAATTTACAGTACCCTCTTCTTCTCTAGCACTCCAACTTTTTTGTATTCTCCTATCGTCTGGTATTTGTTTTAAAATATTATCTGCAAGATTTTGTACGAGTTGTGGAACCCTGTAAGATTGTGGCAAAATTATGTCTTTCTTTGAAACTTCCTGCTGAAATTTTTTTACATCTGCGCCTGCCCAACCATAAATTGCTTGATCATCATCACCTGCTAGTATAACATATTTGCTATTTTCCTTGATAATATTGAACATTTTCCACTGTATCGGTGATAAATCCTGTGCTTCATCAACAAATGCTACATCATATTTTGGACACAATCCGGACACAATAAATTTCTCAATCATATCTGTAAAATCTATCAGACCATATGATTGCTTATAGTTATCTACTTCATCAGAGATTATTTCTAATAATCTTTTATCCATGTCTTGTGAATACATATCGGTATTGTATTCTTCTTCTGCAGTTATGTTTTTTATTCTAGCTGCATTTATTAAATTAAAATATTCGCTATCAGAATTTATAAAACCTGTGTTCTCTTCACCACGAGAGTAAACGGTAACTTCAATACCAAGAGTCCTACCTATATCTTCGTAGTGTTCGTCCTGCATAACCTGAGCTTTCTTCATACCCAACTGAGTAAATGCTAAAGAGTGCAGTGTTCTAAAATGTTTTAAATCTTTTTTCTGAAATGCTGTGTGATAGTCTAACATTCTATCGACAGCTTCGTTTGCAGCTTTCTTTGTAAACGCAAAGTATCCTATTTTATCTACAGGTGTACCTAGTTTTAAAAATGTCTTAACATACTTTAATAGTTTAGTTGTCTTCCCCGTTCCCGGAGGCCCGAATAATTTTCTACTGATCATAGTATATCCGTCTTATGTTTTGTTTTAGTGTGATGTATAGGTACTTCCTCAAAAGTTTTTATATTAATCTGTATTATATTTTTTGTTGATGAGTTGTACTCACCAGTTTTTTTCGATGGATATCTTTTCTGTTCTAAAAATTCTATTTCACAATCCTGGTATGTAATCTGCATCATACGTCCGGTTTTATCTTCACTGTATTTCCAGTTCTTTGCTTTTAGTTTGTCATAAAATTTTTCAAACTTAAAGTATGCATAGTCACCTTCAATTAATACTGATCCAGTTTTAAATGCAGCATCACTGGTAGCCTTAGGTCCATTTATTTTTGCATGTATAACATCGTGTAGTTTTTCTTTTGGTGATGTACCTACTGGTGGTAACACAACTTTTTGTGTTGTGTATAGTGCATCCATAACAACTTGTTCCTCTTCACCTTTAATTAATGGTGGAAAAAATCCTGCAGCTTTTGATATTGCATTTCTTCTTTTACGTTGATCATTTAAATGTTCTACAGTTCTACAGTGTACTGTAGCTGTGCTGATACCATCTGGTTTTGTTACATCAAATTCATATTCTGGTTCTGGATCTAAGTCTATCTTTTTTAAATTAGTTAATACGGGATAAGAACCTTTTGCTCCACGCAAGACTCCAAACTTTTTCTTAACACAAATACCTTTTTTACAATGCTCGCTAAGTGGACTTTCAGTACAAGTATAACCCTTGCTACTTCTATTCCATGATTTTACTTTTTGTCCTAAAAACTTTTTATCCCATGCATTAGCATGTATACCTGAAAAATATTTTACAGGTGCATTCATAACTTTCTGCTCCCAACTGTCAGGATATTTCATCTTAACCATGACATGATAGTTGTACATAAACCTATCTTTACCATCAAACTTTTCTTGATTTGCTACTTTAGATATTGCTGCTAGACATGGTGGACCTTCTATAAATTCTTCGTCAACACCTTCCATACTCTTGCTTTCGATTCCTTCGGTAATTTCTTTCAGTCTTTCTTTGTTAACCAGATTTGCACTAATCACTTCTATGAATTGGTCCAAAGTAAATTTTGTACCATCAACGTTTAAAGCCTTACGCTCCTCGCCGAAGTAGGGTAGATTTATAAATTGTCCTGGTCGTAGTTGACCTGTCTCACTATCTTTTGTTAACTGTGTTTGTTTTGGAAATATTTCTGTATCTTGTTTAAGTCCAAACAAAGATAATAAGTTTGTTAGAAATGATTTGATTAGTGATGCATCTGTAAATTTATCCATGAATAAAAATAAATGCAAACCACCACTTTTAGATTCGACCGGTAGTAAAGGTAGATCGTACTGTTGTATTATATCTATATAATCTTTTTTATTAAAACTAGAGTAGTCTTTTGGGTCTATGTCTATAACACCAAATTTTACTTCTGAGTCTTCTGTACAGGGTTGTATACCAATAGATAGCTCACCTTTTATATGTTGCTGATAAATATCGTTAGTAAGTTCCTCAAAGTTCCATCTGTATACAGGTTTCTTTTTACCTGTTTCAGAATCTACTTTGGAATCTTGGTGATTAAAGTCAGCTACACCATAAGCATTCCTGTATCCGTTAAAATATTCTATGTATCTTTCCATAATAACTGTTTCTGTGGGCCCTCCACTCTCGCTTTAGGCCCACACTGTGCACATATTCCAAAAGGAATTATATAATGCTAGCTTGGTCCTTAGGTTTTTCTTCACCATGTTTAGCTTTAACACTTCCTTTAGAAATGCTATCGCTGAAACCTTTAGCTTGATCGTAAAGACCTTTTTCAGTTACTGGGCCAACTTTACTTACTTCCCAACCAAACCAAGTGCCTTTATCGTTCGACATTTGAGTAGTCTTTAGTTTGTAAATGTGGCTGAAAGATGCCGGTGTAAACATTCCGTTCGCACCCTTCATCTTGATTCCAGACATCATTGAGTTCCACTTTCTACTAATTTTTAATTGAGTAGATTTCATAGAGATCAACGCTGTCGATGGACTATCTCCCGCTACTATAACAAAGTGAGATGCAGTCTTCTCGATGTAATTACCATTAGGTAATCTATCTTTGTAGTTTGCATCCGGTGTTGTTTTGGACATGATATCAGATGATGAATCATAGATTGCAACTGGTGCACCTAATCCTTCTCCTCTATCTTTCCATTCTATGTACTCCAACTTATAAAAGCATGGAATTACATTTATACCTTTTACTCCGTCATAGAGTTCTCCAGAAACAGAATTGAATATCATTCCTGGTTCTGCACCCTCAACATACTTACCATCACGTTTGTTAACTTCTGGTGAAAGTTGTCCTAGGATTTTTAGAAAAGGTAAGGCAAGATCTTCTTGACCTATTGCACCTAAACCTTTTGCTGCATCATCTTCAAACATATTTGCTGGAAGTGGTGCAGACTTTTTCTCTGTTACTTGGTTCATGTTTATTTACTCCTTGTTACTTTGGTTCGGTTTCCTGCGAACACGTTAAATAGATCAGAGGGCATTTCTTGTCCAGACTCAAGACGCTCTCTGACCAATGCTTTTAGAGTCATTGGTTCGACCTTAAGTTTCTGGACAGGTTCAAACCCTTGACCCTTTGCAAGGGTCGCATAACTGCTAGCCTTGTTATCTTCGTTACGACCAAAGGAAACTATGATCTCATTTTTAATAAGATCACCTAGGCCGTTTTCTCGAAGCCATGTGTAGGCTGCTTCTTTATTAGCTACTGTAATAGAAGCGCCATAAACTGGTTTAACTTCAACTGAAGAACCATCTGCTAGTTTCAATGTAGAGATATTCATCTCCTGCATCATGGTAGGTATAACCTCACCTGAAACTAGATCGATATGTCTTTTCAGTTCTTTTAATTCTTTTTCTTTTTTTTCAAGACTGTCCTCTAATTCTTTTAGTTTGACAACTTGATCTGATAATGATTTTGCATCATTTACTGAATCCAGATCTTCTCTTTGATCTGCTTCAAAGTTTATGTTACTCATCTATTTTTCCTTTCTCGTATAAATTAATTTTAATAGGATAGTATTGTCTTTCTTGTCTATCCCATTTGAGTAAATTGTATTTGCCGTTTGTAATATCAGATACAATAGAACATGCAACACCTATAATTGCAGGATCACCTGTTAACAATAAATAATCTTCAGGTTTAAAATCTTTTAAAAGTTTTCTTAATTTAAAAATTAATGGACCTGGAGAAAAAATTATTTGTGAAAGTTCTGGTAACAACGATACTACTTCACCGTATTTTCTAGCACCTACAATATTTATTTTAGGTGTTCCAGCTTTTGTACCAGGCACGTCTTGTACTAAATAAACTATTCTTTCTGACATTGACAAAAGATATAACATCGATTATATAGAAGTCAATACAGAAAGAAGAAAAATATTATGAATTATAAATTTAAAACTAAGCCGTACGAGCATCAGCTTAAAGCATTAGAAATGTCATGGGAGCGACCATACTTTGCATACTTTATGGAGATGGGTACTGGTAAATCTAAAGTGTTAATAGATAATATATCTATGCTTTACGACAATGGTAAAATTAATGGTGTTTTAATTATTGCACCAAAAGGTGTAGTAAAAAATTGGCACGAAGGTGAAATACCCACACACTTAGTAGACCACATAGAACATAAAAATATTTTATGGCAATCATTAATTAATGTAACACAACAAAGAAAGTTAGACACATTATTTGAAACAGGCGAAGACCTACACATATTAGTTATGAACGTAGAATCTTTGTCTACTAAAAAAGGTGTAGCCTTTGCAGAAAAGTTTTTAAATTCTCACAGGGCATTGATGGCTATTGATGAGTCTACTACAATAAAAAACCCAGAGGCTAAACGTACAAAAAATATTGTAACACTTGGTAAGCTTGCAACATACAGAAGAATACTTACAGGTTCTCCTGTAACTAAATCACCACTAGATTTATATAAACAATGTGAGTTTCTAGAAGATGAACTACTTGGTTTTAATTCTTACTATGCATTTAGAACTAGGTACGCTGTTATGAGAACAGCAAATTTCAGTGGTCGGTCTGTACAAATAGTAGTGGGTTATAGAAACCTAGATGAACTAGCTGACAAACTTAAAGAATTTTCTTATCGTGTACTAAAAGATGAATGTTTAGATTTACCTAAGAAAACGTTTATGAAACGAGAAGTGTTGTTAACACCAGAACAAAGTAAAGCATACCTACAAATGCAGAAACTAGCTCATGCACAACTAGACGGTAAGATGATGTCTACAGCTACTGTATTGACTCAGTTAATGAGACTACAACAGATAACTTGTGGTCACTTTACAGCTGATGATGGTACAATAAAAGAAATGCCAAACAATAGAATTGGTGAGTTGCTAAATCTTTTAAACGAAGTAGAGGGCAAGGTTGTTATCTGGGCACAATTCCAAAGAGATGTACATAATATTATTGAAGTTTTATCTAAAGAATATGGAGATAGTTCTTATGTAGATTATTATGGACTAACACCACAGGAAGACAGACAGGATAATATTAAGAAGTTCCAGGACCCTGATTCCTCTGTCCGGTTCTTTGTAGGAACCACACAGACTGGTGGATATGGTATTACATTAACTTCTGCATCAACCATGATTTATTATTCTAATGGCTATGACCTAGAAAAAAGACAACAATCAGAGGCTAGAATAGATCGTATCGGTCAAGAAAAACCAATGACCTACATTGACATTATATGTGAGAATACTGTAGATACGCGAATAGTGAAAGCGCTACGTAAGAAAGTAGATATAGCTACACAGATAATGGGAGAGGATTTAAAAGAATGGATTTAAGACCAGGAGTTGTTATAAGATTTGGACTATGGATTAGTCTTGTTATGTGTATGCTATGGTATTTTTAAAGTATATCTTTTGCTTTACCTAAAATAGGTTTGTATTTAGTTTTATTTTCTTCTCTGTACGCATGTAGAAATTGTTTTCTTGGTGTGCCTTCTGTTACACTACAATGTATCCATCCCGAGTTAGGTTCTCCAGGAACATAGTACTCAACAATCAATTGATCCCATTCAAGCTCTCTATATATCCAATCTGCAAGCTCTGCATTGTCGACTCCAACACATTCGAAATCCGCCGCTTCCGCACGTGAGTGCTGGCTGTTGATCGAACTACCAATGGCTTGGCAAAGCTGAGGGGAACGGAACCCTGATGTAACTTTGACTCTACCGAAATGATCTCTTACGGGTTGCAATATTTTTTCACAAAGTGTTTTTAATTTTTCTATTTGTTCTGCGTTAGGGTTATTATTGATACCTTTACGTATCGCAGTGTCTGATTTAATTAACTCCTGAAGAGTGAAATTTCGTGTAAGTTCCATTTTTATTTTGTGATGTCTGAAAGTAAAATTAATAGCACGGCTCCCATACCGCCAACAATCCAATACTCTAATCTTTTAATTCGTTCTTGCATTTCTTTTATTTGCTCAAACGTTTGCTTTTGCATTATTCTGCAAAGCTTTTCATGAGATTCTATTTTTTGTAGTGCAGATTTTTTAACCATAATTATCCTCGTCCAAATAGTATTTCTAATTTTTGTTGTGTTGTCAAGTTAGAAAAAGACCCAGCAGCTCCAGGGTTATTAACAATATTTGCATCAATACTTGGTAAATTTAGTGTTGTTGGTGTTGCAGGTGTGTCTTGCATAATAGGTACTAATGGGTTTTCTATAAATGGAAATTCGGGTTCTAATAACGATGTTCTAGCTAACTGTTGTTGTATATTTCCAAGTGCAGTTAGTGCAGAAATTAATGGGTTAGGTTCTCCAATCTTTGCTGCGTTTTCTGCAAATGCTTGTTGTAATTCTGATGATATATTTATTGGTCTAAATATATTTTGTTCTATAGATCCAACTTCTACACCAGATAATCTATCTGTAGAGGTTCGTAATCCTGACTGTGTAATCCCTAAAGTTCTTGCTGCATCTAAATCTAATTTAAAATTTTTTCTTACACCAAACAAAGCTCTGTTTGCATTTAAATATGCATCTACAATTTCACTTGGATCAATTGGTCCACCACGTAAAGCTTCTCTAGTAAACAACTGTCTAGATTCCCTTACACCTCTTTGATAGTTTGCAACTTTAAATTTTAAAGTTCTATCTGGGTTGACCGCTACAGATCTAAAACCAAACAAACCTGCAAACTCATCACCAAATTCATATGTTTGTCCAAATTTATCTATCTTACCTTTTTGTAATACATCAACAGACTCAATAGATTGATCTAGTCTTTTTAATTGATTAAGTGAGAATGGCATTTGTGCTTCTACTAAGTGAGCCATAATTTTATAAGCTTTGTCTCCTGATGTATCTTGTGGGTTAAATACTTGGAAACCATCTCTAGTTCTACCACCTCTAGCTATAATATCTGTTACCGCTTCTGTCCAGATAGACTCTGATATAAATGGTTGTGCAAATTCTTTCATAGATCCAAACATACCTGCAATGAAATCATCCATCATACCATCTTCATCATTTCTACCATCAGCTACTTGGTTTAAAATAGTTTGAATAGGTCTAACTAAAGTATCGTACGCATTAGCATGACTAAAATCTACGTATTTAAAATTACCTTCTTCATCTTTTATTGGTAGTAGTGTTGAGTTTTTTGACCAGTCAGCTACATATCTTCTAAGAGCTTCTCTTTCTTCATCAGTTACATTATAGATTGCAGCAAATGCTTCTGCTGTTGCAGCCGGTACAGCTACTGTAGTTGCACCCATACCAAATAATCTAGTGTACCCTATCGATTGAAATGGTTTTACTTTTGTGCCATCTGGTAAAATTACTTCTTCATTTATTTCTTTAAGACCACGTCTTATAATATTAGTTCCTGTTCTAGCTATCTCTGCAGGGAATGATACAAAGTTACCAATAGGTAATTTTCTTAGACCTTTTACAAAGTCAGATACATAATCATAATTAGGTACATTATTTTTAATAATATCTGCTGCTTCTTTTTTTAAAAAGTTATCATCAAACACTTGTTCAATACCGTTCCTTGTAAACGATTGTCCTTTTGTTAAACCTACATTTGTAAGGTTTTTTTCTAACCTGGATTTTTCCATAGCCCACGATGCTATCTTCCAGAAGTCGTCCTCAGCTGTATACAAATCTTGTGATACTGATTTTAATTTAGACAGTGGTTTTAACAACATTCTAAATCCTTTATCTGCTGTCATTGTTTCACCAAAGTTTACATCTTCTAATAGTCTTGTTAGATCCCCTAGTCTTACGTTAGAGTTTACAACACCAAGCTCTAGTAGTTCTTCATACAACTCGTTTTGCATTCTTGTACCTTTAAGGGGTGTTTGTAATGCTTGATAAGCTTGTTTGATTGCTTCACCATCAGGTATGATACCATTTGCTGTTGCAAAGAAACTAGCACTAACAAAGTTTCTCATGTGTGTTACTGGTGATAAAATTGTTTTAGCTACCTGCGATAGACCTTTTGGATATAGAACTAAACTTTGATATAGCTGACCTAACATCCCTGGGTCCTGTTGCTGTAGCCCTGTGTCTTTTAACGCTTTTGCAACACCAGGTCTTGCAAAAAAAGATTGTTCTGAGAATGGATTGGTTGCACCCATAGCAACATTACCTTTATCTAATACCTCTTTCTTAACACCTTTACCTGCATCAATAGTTAATCTTTTAGCAGGATCAATAACTTCTACAGGTACAAAGTCTGTACCAAATAACTCCCTAGCTTCGTCTTCACTTTTAGCTAAGAAAGGTTTTACATTACTTTTTCCAGAACTAAATGCTTCGGCTACTTCATCGTTTTTATTTAAAAGATCTCTGTAAAACATATTACGTCTTGTAAGCATAGATAATTTTGCAGTAGCACCTATGATTGTTTGCATTGGGTTTCTTTGTTTACCAAACAATTCTTCAAATACTTCTTTATCTGCTTTTGATTTTAATTCACCAATAGATACTAGTGGTTGTTGTGTTCTTCTTTTCAACGTCTCGTCTAATACAGTTCTATTAACAAAAAAATCAGGTACTTTAAATACAACATCTGATGGCCTATCTAATCTAAAACCTTTAGGTAGATTAGGATCCTTTAATGTGTTCGCTACTATTTCTTCTGCCTGTAAATCTGTAATAGGTTTGCCCGCTTCATCAGCACTTTGTTTAAATACTGTTTTAGCTCTTTCGATTGCTTCTCTTGTAGGTGTGTATCCCATATAAGGTAGTATACTTTTGTTTTGAAATACATCATACGTTGCACCAATGTAATTTTTAAACTTGTTACCAAATAATTTTTTAAATTCTGCTATCTCATTCTTACCAAGTGTTCTTCCTAAATTAGAAAACAGATCAGCCCACTTGTCTCTGATAGTTGTTAGACTACCAAATATAGTACCCATAGTTTCTTCATCTACTTTTAAGTCTTGTAATTTTTTAAGTAATGCTTCTTTTTTTGTTTGATCTAATGCACCAAACTTTGCATAACCAAGGTCATCTATTTGTGCATCACCTGATAACAAGAGGTCATTAACATCTTTTAGTAGTGCATCTCTTTTCTTTTGATTGACTCTATTAGCTATGTTTCTAAACGGTGGAAATATCTTATCAATAGCTATATCTAATTCCCTAGATATATTTTTTGCCTTTACAGCATCAGCAGATCTTTCTCCAATATTAGTTCTTTCAATATCAAAAAACTCTTGAGTCTTACCACTTCTTGCCCTGAACCCTTGTGCAATCTTATCTATAAATCTATCTATCTTATCGTTTGAGTCTGTAATGTTTTTATTTCGATCAGTTAGTCTTTTAATAACTTTACCTGTACCTGCAATAACGCCGGTAAACAATGCACCTTCAGTACCAAACTTAACTCTATTTAATAAATCTGTTAACGGATCATCAGACTCTCTATCTATTTCTGTAGGTCCACCAATTAAATCACCGAACGTACCTATCTGTTCTACGTCACCAACAAACGCTGCTTCACCAACACCGCCCCCTAGCGCACCACCAATAAATCTATTTGTTTTACCTTTAGCATTTAATTCTAAAACATCGTCAGCTAGTTTTTTTACTTCTCTTGAAGATTTAAAATATTTACCAGTTTTTGCAGCTTTCATAGCATCAACTGCTATTTTAGAACCAACTCTAAACCCTGCAGTAGCAGGTATACCAATGTTAATTAATGCTTCTGTAATTTGTCCAGCTACAGTTGCTTCTGCTTTCTCATCTAATGTTGTAAGATCATCAAAGAATGCTTCTACTCTAGCTGCTCTGTTTTGATCAACACCTAGATCTAATAATGTTGCACCTAATGAAAAGAAACCTTTTGGTATCGCAAGAAGACCAGAACCTACACCAGCCAGTACAGATTCAATTGTACCTACTTTATTATTATCGTTTGATTCCGCTAGTATTAGTTCTCGTGCAGAAGCCATGAGTTAC